CAAAACGTGAAGGTGTCGAATAATGTGATGGAACAAATTGTACTCGCCGTAAACAAACGAATAAAAGAGATGACTGGTCTGTGTACTTATATAATAGACACACACGAAATTAGAAAATATAAACACAGTGAATCGGGTGATGAAGTGTACCGATGCCGTTTTATGGTTCTTAAACATGGTGGATTCCCGTATGCCTTTGCTGTGTCTTCCGATGTTAGAATCATGAATGATCCTGAACGAGTGAACTGGAATGATATTAACATGCAAGCCACTCTACGAACACTCGGTGTATCCCAAGACGAATTAAACAAAACACTTGTAGACGTACCAATTGAATTTGTTGACGAAGAAACTGGTAAAGTTGACGTCACAAAACTCATCATCGCAAAATACATGAAAGAGGTCAGTAATGCGAATCCACTCGTCGTTGTTGTGTCTCTCAGAACACAACCACTCGATACACAAAAGCCGGAGTCTGATACCATGTTTACTACCGACAAGGAAATCCGTGAATTTGAGGACTTTGATAAAATTCGAGAAAATCACATCAACTTCATAAAGAACACACCACTCATAAAAAAGGAAATACGAACACCCGAAGAAATGTACGGTCGCCCCAAAATCCCTGAAAATAATTCGTTAGCATAATTTAATGATCAGTGTCAATGAGATATCAAAGATAGCTGAAAAACGTAATAAATTGCGTAAGGAAACCTATATCAAAATATATGAACAGATATCAAAAAAGGTCAGACAAAGTGCTGAATTTGGAAACAAATTCCTACTCGTTTCCATACCATCATTTGTAGTCGGGTTCCCTGCATTCGATAGACTCAAGGCTATGCACTACATAAAACGACAACTCGATCTCGGTGGATTTTCCACCCGAATAGTCGGTGAGCATGAAATATACATATCTTGGTCTACAAAGAAAAAATCGTCAAATACACATCCACCTAAAGAAGAGATTCTTACAGAAGAATTCGGTGATTTCCCATCTTTTGTAAATTTAAAGAAAGTAGCTAATAAATACAGGGGAAATGCGGGAAAAGGCTCGTAAAAAAATTTCACTCTATCATAAATGGATAACCTCAACGTCCTCGTTGAAGCCAAGCGTGAATATTTGGGACAATTGTCTCATTTGATGTGTCCAGTTATGATCGAGACATTTGATAAGATTTTTGAAGAGGCGTACACCATGTCCAAGGGTCGTAAAGTTCTTATCATGTTCCAAAAGCTTCTGAAAGAAGTCCCTAACTGGAACGAAGGCATGTCTAAACAACACACGGATAATATCGCAAATAGATGTGCGTGGTTTAACGATCTTCTCGCCGCGGTGTTTGTGAGTTGTGTAAAAATTCTTTCTTCGGTTCGTCTTGGTAAAGACAATAAGAAAATTTCCCTCAAATTGCCCACGAATGAGACATTTATCCAAACGTGTTACAATAACATCGCCAAAGACATCTACAAAGATCCATATATATTTACCGAAAGTCAAAATGAACATTTGCGCGATGAAAAGTTGTTTCAGCGTTTCAGTACCGTGATCGAGGCATCTGTGCGTGAACTCATCCCAGTTCAACAAATCCTCCAAACGTATATGAACAATGAATCAGAAGACATAGATGTCGGTGGAGAAGCTGAAGATACCGAAGACCCCGAATTCGTTGATGAATACCAAGAACCAGCTCCCGAACCACAGCCGGAAGCGGAACCTGAACTCGAACCACAAGCGGAACCTGAACCCGAAGTGGAACCACAGTCGGTGGAAGAAGAAAGTTCTCCATTTGATAACGAATTTAAAACAATTTCTACAACAGATCAACCACCAATGCAAGAAGTCGAAGAGGAAGACGAAGAGGAAGACGTGTTATTCCCAGACGCATCTGAAACCCGTGCAAAAAAAGTTGGCTATAATTAAATGGAGTTCGAGGACTATCTAAGAGATCCAGCATGGGCCGCCATAATAGCAGGTATAATCACAGCTGGATATATACATCTTAAATCGAAGCTTAATAATGAAGGAAAGCTTCCGGCAAGTGCTTATTCGAAACCAGCCTTTTTAAATGCAATTCTCGTTTTTTTCATAGTATCAAATGGTATAGGAGGTAAAGAGACCATATCAACAGAACCATTCGCTTAAAGATAATGTGACTATTGTTTATAGTAAACATGAGTTCCGTATCTGCGTTCAATGATATGATGGGCCAATTTCTTGCGGAACTTCACAAGACGTTTCCAGAAGAAAAGGGTATCAAAAAGTGTATGTCGGGCTTCGAAATTATGCGAACGTCCAATCCGAGACTTGTCATCGATGGATTCATGGCGGGTGTCACACCGTTTGCCGATAAGATTTCTGCGAAGGACGATACTTTCTTCCTCAATGAAGCGAAGAATCTTGAATTCTTGAAGGACATTAAACTCGAAGAAAAATGGGCGTCTGTGTCTCAACAGACGAAGGATGCAGTGTGGCAATACATTCAAACCCTGTATATGTTGGGTACGACCATCAGTTCCATTCCAGAAGACACCCTTTCTATGATTGAAAAGGTGGCGAAGGAGTGTGCCGATAAGCTCGAAGGTCAAGAGGGTGGCATCGACGAAGCCGCCCTTATGAAGACCATGCAGGGAATGCTCGGGGGTATCTTGAAAAAATAAAACTACTATATATTAAATGAGCTCTTGGTTTAGAGACCCTAAACATCTCGTTGATGATAAAAAGATACTTGAATTTTGGCCAACGAATATTCAAACCCCAGCGGAGCGTGTGAACGCTGGTTCAAGATTTATAATATACGCCGCGTGTATTCACTATCTGATAAAACGTGACGTACGAATCTTTATACTTGCGGGAACAGCGTTGGGTGTTCTTTATGTTATGGACAAAGCTGGTATGGTGAAACAATGCTCTACGAGTGGAACTGAATTTTATGAGAATGCAGCTAATTCATGTCAAATGCCCACCCGGGATAACCCAATGGCAAATGTACTTATGGGAGACAATCCAAATAGGCATCACGCGTGTAGCTATGAAACTGTAAAAGCTGATGTTGATTCGTTTATCACCGGTAATATTCAATACGGTCATACCCGTTCTCGTTCAACTCTTCCAAAGTATCAACAAAATGCACTCGCTAGACAGTTTGTCTCTGCACCAGTAACATCTATTCCAGGTGATCAAACAGCGTTTGCCGAATACCTTTACGGTAAGAAGGGGGCGCCCATCTGTAAGAGTGATGGAAGTGTGTGTAACCCGGATGCCCGAGGTGTTCAACTCGAAGCATTTGCTGGACTTGATCCAAACGGTGATGCAAGAAGAACGGCCACTAGACCCTCGATGACGTAAATAAATCTCACGTAATAATAAATGGCTTACCAATTGCAGCCAGGTCTTAAAATAGTTGAAAACCCAGCTGTCCCAGTCAACTGTGCGACGGAGGAAGTGTTTGTATATCCTCAGCCCAGTACGTTGAATAATGGTTCGTCGAGACCAAACACTATGTTGTATGGTACGGCGCCATTTATGGCTGGAAAGGGGGCTCCAGCGGAGTTCATCGAGACAAGTGATCAGCTCAGACCCCAATCGACCACTCGATTCAACCGAGTTCTTGCGAAGACGTATGAACAAAACTTGTTCCCATTGCAAAACATGGAATGCAAGTTGCCTCTACGCACTATTAGTTATGAACCAATGAGCACTCGATCTGAAGTACAAAATGGAATGTTTAACCAAAGATACGCAAATAAAAATATCAATAAGAAATAAGAATGGCTGATCCCATATCTGTAGCAGCTATCGCCGGTCTCGTGTACGCAGGTCGAAAGTTGAGTCAGCCAAAGGAGACATATACTATCACACCAGAACAGGTTGCTCCTAAAATCGAACCTTCATACAAGATAGAGCCAGTGAAGGAACGCCCAATTGAAAATTTAAAACCAACAAAAATGCATGTTGATAACTTTGGGGTCGTGGCTCCACAGTTAAGATCGAGTGGTCAAGAGGTTTTGAACATGCAAAACAGAATGAATGATTACAATCGAATGAACAATGTCTCGCCCGTGGAGAAGAGACTTGTCGGTCCAGGTCTTGGTGTGGACCCATCTGTTCCAAGCTATGGTGGTTACCAGCAGCTTTTGCGTGTTAATCCAGAAAACGTTGGTGCCTATAGACTCACCACTTTACCAGGTAGATCCGGTCCAGCTCAAGATGTTTCGGGTGGTCGCCGCGGTGTCGTTGGTGCTATAGGAAACAATAGACCGGAAAAGACTACATTCTTGCCCGAGCGTCTGCCAATGACTCTTGGTCGCGCACAAGGATTCTCAGGTCGTGTTACACGAGGAAGCCACGAGCGAACAAAGCGAACCACTAACCGGTCACAAACTGGTCTACGAACTGATACTCTTAATGTTGCCCCAGCGAAGAGGTTCATATCCGCGCAGAATGTCTCCCAAGACCCAACGCGTAACAAGAAGGATGGTAACATGGAACAGTATCAATACATGAACCAGACGCAGCCGGGTATCCACAGTTTTGCTCACGGTTATCTCGCATCTCCAGAGATCGCCATTGGTGGAAGCAAGGCATACACACCCGAACAGCTCAGTCGTTATGGTTTCCGCCCAGATGAACGTCGCGGTAAGGCGAACCGTAGATCGAATCCGGGGCGTATGAATGTCAGAGCGGGTCCACTCAATCAAGGTGGTATGATTACATCGGCGCGGTCAGATACAACCCGTGTAGATGGTCGCGTGAATCCACTCGCCGGTGGATGGATGCAACAATACACAAACTCATCTTTCCATGATCTCAATACATACAAGGGCAACCAAAACCCACACGCTTCTCAGGGCAGCTTGGGTGTAGCGAAGAGACAACTTATGAACAACCCATACGCACATCACTTGTGCTAAATTTAGTTTATTTTAGAGTAATACACTCATTAAAATATTGTACATATATTTTAATGAAGGTCTATACCTTAGATATAGATAGCGGTGATAGAGACCCCATAATTTACCCGGATTCAGGTGATTATGTTATACACTTAAAAACACCCGTATACAATGTTAAAAATATATCACTCGTGTCAGCGCGTATACCAAACTCACAAACACTCATTAACCAATACAACAATACATTTACTATTGGATCTACAGATATAAGTTTACCTAACGGTCAATACACACTCGCAGAACTCGCAGATGCCATAGACTCTAAGAGTACAAGCATAACAAGTGTTGTAAAAGACACGAGTAACAATACCATATCTTTCTCATTTAGCGGGGCGTCTTCTTTCGGTTTTAATACTGGTATTCATGGATTTTCATCGTCTAATACACACACGACACCGCATGATATTCTTGGTTTACCATCGGATGATATACTAACTGATAACAACACTATACATAGCGGTTATGTGAATTTAAATGGACCAGATTCTATTATTCTCAAATTGAGTAGTGGTTCATCTGAATTTAATAAAACTGTGCATTCAAAAAATCCATATTATACAGGTGTAATAATGACGAATGGTTTATACGGTGAAACTACAGCGTATTCCGGTAGCGAAGATCCAATTGATCACGAATTTCATACTGCACCAGAAAACACTATAAGTAATTTGCGTATACAATTGTTTACAAAAAGCAATAATAGACTCATACCATACGATACACGAAACGCAAATCATGTATTAAAATTCAAAATGACGTGTTCTACCGACAAACTCGAAAATGTCCCCCGAGAAAAGATACCAGAAGATGAAGAAGAGAAAGAGGAAGAGGAAGAGGAAGAGGAACCCAAATCTAAAGTTGAAAGATATTCTATTCACGCAACGGAAGATAAACCCGAAGACGTGGATAAATGGAATGCTATCATGAGTATAGTTTTTATAATTTTGATTGGATTCGTGTTACTGATGATTCCAAAGAGGAAACCATCGCCTTAGCGGGTGACCGCGTACAATGGTTGCGCTGGCTTTTGGACACGAGTAGACATACGAGAGATCGAGAGGTAGACGACAATCGACAACAAAGTGGTGAACAAGGCAGTGAGCGTGTAGTTCATACCACCGTTCTTGTTGACCTTGACGACTTGGTTCACCAACCAGCGGACGAGGTCCATCCAGGAAAGGGCGGCCGCGAAGGAGAAACCCGCAACGACGGCGTTCAAAGATTGAGATTCGAGCTCTTGGCTAATAAGCGTGACGGTTTCGGCAGCGGACATGGTATATATTACATTTAGAAATTTATTCTGGGACTAATTCCTCTACAACTAATATCTTCTTGTATTTTTTGGCCTGGTACCCCCTTGTTTTTTTGTCATCAGATTCAGACTCAGATTCCGAGTCTGAATCTGAGTCCGAATCGGATTCATTGACTCTGAACGTTTTATATTCCGTATCCGTCCACCCCTCGGGCTCAGTGTCCATTACTATCAATAGCATTTTTTAAAATCTCTTCGGACGGATTTGTCGGAACCCACTCATCCCAAGTATCATATGCTTCGTTTATCTTATTCATTCCCTCATCATCACCTGTATATCTCGTAAAGTCGCCATCGCATTCTTCGAGCACCTCCATATCACTCGTGTCGTCATCACCTTCGTAAATTTCTGGGAAATAAGAACCAATCTTTTGACCAACTTCATACCTCGCACAGTATTTCATCGCGTACTCGACGTCTTTCATGAGAATTGCATCTCTCCCACATGCCTTGGCATATTCACACGCAAGTATCATAGCCCTTTCTATCACTGGTATCAATATATTGGACATTGTCTCCATATATTGATCCATCTGGGTGTTTTCATTGTTTGTTAAATCAAAACCTGTCTTCATTATGTATCAAATAGTAAAGTACAGATTCCGTTTTCTACTCGGAGTATGTTATAACTTTGAGCATAAACTCTAAGCTGCTTGTCTTTATTTGTCGGATAATCAAAGAGACTCACTCGTGCTATTTGATTTTTTACATAAGAGAAATTCAACTGTCCCGAAGGCTGTATGCTCTGTGGTTCAAGAGCAAAACTATATGTGTAAAATCTCCTGTATACCGTCGTTCTTGAATGGTGTTTAGCTGGTTGAATGGCTCTTAGATGAACCATATTTCCCGTCACTTCATCAAGTATGGTTTCTCCGTCGAATTCGAGTTCAATGTGTTTTACGTGTTCCGAACTCGTGAAAAAATCATACGAGTCTATAAATTGATTTGCACAATATTGATACGGTGTTGCAAAATCATTCATTATGCTTGGGTTATTATCAAACTTATCTTGTATCACAAAAAACATTTCTTTGACAGGATTCACAATATTAAGTCTGATTTCATGCACTTTACATTCTTGAAGCGTATCTTGTTTTCCATCTGCATCATTTAATTCAAATGTATTAGTTTGTGTCTGTGTTATGAGGTAGTCAACTCGTTTAGGAAATGTCTTATCTTCTAGAGTTACCATTTCAGTTGAAAGATTCACACTCTTTATGAGTCCAGTTGGATTTTGGCCGATGTAGTAGGCTGCCGCATCATTACCGATTGGATTATTTAGATCTACTGCAAATATACACTCTTCTGCCTTTCTGAATTTTATAGCTATCTCGACTTCTTGTTTAGTGATTGCATGTAATGGTATAGCCAGTTCTGGGTGTTCATGGAAATAAAATGGAAGGTCGACTCTATATGATGTATCAACCTTTGATGATTGTACTCTATCATCTCGTATACCTGTATATAAATCTGTGTACACTGGGAACACTTGATCTGGTTTACCCACTAACTTTCTGAGTGCCGATTGTTTTGATTGTGTGACAAATATTTCAGAATGAATGGCTAACATATCGGATGGTATTCTTTGGATGAGAGTGCCACCTATATATAAATCAGCGTATTCTATCATGGCTTGTGCTATTGATTCACAATACGTCACGTCGTGGGGTGACAAATTCTGGTCAATGGCTCCGAGTTTAATTTTCAAACTCAAACCTTTCAATAAATCACCTTGATTTTGTGGTATGACACATCTAATTTCTTCACCAAACTCCGCTCGACCAGTAAAATCTAAATCATCATAGAACCGAGCATAATTTCCATGCTTTTTGAAATTTTTTATAAAATATGTATATTCTGGGTCATCGGTAAAAAGTCTGTCCTGTGGTCCCACAGTTTGAATCTGGACTCTACCGGCCATTCTAATATTACACCCTAAAATTTTAACCCAGCCATCCCTCCATTTATTCTCATCACGTTATAATTCGTTGCGTACACATGTAAAGTGTGTGATTGCAAAGAGTTAATCGAGTCATCAAGTTCAACCTCAAGCAATTTGTGTATGACACGACTCATATTGACTTGCCCAGTTGGATAATAAACACCTGGTTTCATTGAAAAGCTATACACACCGAATTCGTTATTTACATCTATCGAGTTTGTGTAATGTCTAAGTGGTTGTTCCGCAGATAGCATGAGATTATCAGCGTCTATCACTGTATTGTTATTAAATTTCAAATGCACATGCTTTATTGGAATGTATGATTTGGTGACATCATTCTTGGCTAAGAAAAATAACTCTTTTACTGGATGCTTAAAATTAATCATCACAGCACGCTTGGATACACCCGCTTTCATTCGTATTTCTGCGACCTGTGTCTGTGTGATAACGTATTCGATTGGTCGAGTGCGTATGAAATTTTTCTCATCTGTTGTGACGTATACAAAATCACAATACAGACTCATATTCCTTGGTATCATGTCACATGTAATAGATGTAGTATTGTATGTGGACAAACCAGTATCATATTCTACCGTCAACTCATCGGCTGGTTTCAATTTAAGCTTTACTTCTATGATGTGAACATCTAGACCACACGTCGGTATGGCGAGACTTGGATGGTCTTTGAAATAAAATGGTAACTGTATTTTGTATTTTTGAAAGTTTGTATACGAATCATATGTTGCATCGTTTACGATTGGGTATGAGTTATGAAGGGTTGTCGGCACAAGTGTAAAATTCGTGTCATTATCGGTATAATTAAGTTGATTATACATGTATATGTAATCACCTGTAATTCGTTGAATAGTCTGACCACCTATGATTAAATCTGCATATTTTATCATCTTTGTGGGTGTAGATGTATTCCAACGAATTTGTTTAACATCTAGAGACAATTGGTAGGTGTCATCATTTTCTGGTCGTATGTACACCAAACTGTAATTTCCGACAATGTTTACTTGTATCTTGATTCTTAGTATGTGATCACCCCCATCTAATTCATATGACCAGTCGTTTACACCTATACCATTCACCACTTCAAATTTTTCAGAACTTGTAAATGTATATTCAACACCCTGGTGCACGACAAGTGAATTTGTAGTACTCCCGTCTAAAAGAATATCACCGGGGTTCACACCCTTTTCGATACCGAATGAACGATTATTTTCACTCTTAGGTATGGGTGGCGGTAGGTCGACACTTAATGTTAAACCCTTCAGCATATCCCCGGTGTTGTTTTCTATTCGAGCCATGGCTTCACTTCCAGGCTCGTTGAAACGCTCAAACGGAATTTCAACTTGTTCAAATGCAAACTTTGTGTGTCGCCTAAATCTTGATATAAAATGTGAGTACTGTGGTTGCTCGGTGAGCCACCTGTCCTGAATGCCTCTGACTGCGAGTGATAGTTTACCCGACATTCCTATTATTTGTGAGTAAAATTTTGTGAATTAAAACGATACGGTATTTTAGAATGAACATTCAGTTGCGAAAATTCAATCCAGCTAAAATGGACGACGACAGAATTTGCGTCTTTATTGGAAAACGTAACACAGGTAAATCTACATTGGTTAAGGATATCATGTATTACAAGAAACACATACCAGCTGGGATAGTTCTCTCGGGTACAGAGGAAGGAAATCACTTTTACGGAAATTTCATACCAGACGTGTGTGTCTACGGTGATTACGACGGAGAAGCTGTTGACCGTGTTTTGTCCAGGCAGAGAAAACTCGTTGGAACAAAAGGAAAAAACAAAACAAATGGAGCCTTCATGCTCTTGGATGATTGTATGTATGACTCAAAGTTTTTGAAGGAAACACGGATTAGACAATGTTTTATGAATGGTCGTCACTTTAACATATTCTTTATGTTGACGATGCAATATGTGATGGACCTACCACCCGCTTTGCGCGCCAATGTGGATTACGTCTTTATTCTACGTGAAAACATCATACAAAACAGAGAAAAGTTATATAAGTCATTTTTTGGTATATTTCCGTCCTTCGACATGTTTTGTAAAGTGATGGATCAATGTACAGAAAACTACGAATGTCTTGTATTAGACAATACAGTAAAAAGTAATAAAATATCAGACTGTGTCTTTTGGTACAAAGCGAAAATTAGAACTGGGTTTAGAGTTGGGAGTCCCCAGTTGTGGAGTATGCACAAGAAAACATACAATCCAAAATATTTAGAACAGCAGGAGGCGGATGCAAAGAAGGCTACCAAAAAAACACACCTTACGGTCACTAAACGAAAATCATGATGCGTCACTCACCAATTTCAAAAAAGTCGGTTAACATTAAATGTCTACCGAAGTGCGGACGTTGAATCTTTCTGATAATGACGATGGTATGGTTCCAATCACGACATCATTTGTGCAAAACAATCAACCTGAAAAAAATGTGAGTCAAAATAAAGAAATGACCATGGATTCCACCGCCATCGCTGATATTATGGGTCAGCCAGAAATGCCACTTGAACCACCAATGATGGAGTCTGATCCACGGGTCCAGCAGCCAGTTGTTATGCAACAACCCATGATGATGCAACCACAGCAACAGCA